CGGTTTCACCTGCTGCCGTAATGGCGCTGGTTGCGGTAACGGGTTTTAAAAATTCCACCCCGCGTCGTAACGCTCCCATGCCTGCACGCGCACCGCCGCCTAACGTGAAAGGAGCGGTCAACAATGCGCCGCCAAATTGCGTTGCCATTGCCGCACCAGGCTCGTCTTTTTCGTACTGCTCTGTTGCGCCGCGCACGGCCTCTCTAGCGGGCATTGTGACCTGTTCTGGCCGCATCGTCGGCGCGGGTTGCCCTGCATATCCTGCACCGGCATACGCGCCCGCTGTGCCTGCTGTAGCGCCTAAAGCGGCAAGTTCGTCGGCAAACCCAAATGCGCCACCGCGCAGAGCTTGCAATGTCGCTTTGGTGCTAGTGGGAAGGCGCGCACCGGCCTCTCGCGCTTCTACGCGCTGCATATCCGGCGCTGGGCCTGTCTCTTGAGCCAACGCTTGCTTGTACGCTTCCGCGACTGTGGCGAATTCCTGACTGCCCGCCTTGTCTTGGTTAGCGACGATCCACTTTGCGTAATCTTGTGCGGTAGGCATAGTTTAAAACCCTGATCGACGCAGAATTTCGTTGGCTTGATCAAACACTGGGTTAGCGCCGCTTGGCGTTTTGCGGGTTGGACGTTCAAACGGTCGCTTACGCACGCCGTATGGCGCTTGCAATTGGTAATACCAATCCAGATCGCCGCTATTAATGCGTTCGTTGACCGCATCTAAATTGTTTTCCAACACTTTAGCGCGCAGTTTAGTCATTTCCCTTAACGTTTCATTGTCTAACTGTCGCGTACCCGTCATCACGTTGAGCAAAAATTCTCGTTCTGCTTCAGTGTCCAATCCTCTTGAGCCAATGCCTAACGATTGGATGTAACTAAACACTTCAGAACCTAACAACGCATCCAACAATTGACTGTCAGATACTTGCGATGACGGCTGACCCGTAAACATGCTCTTAAGCCGTTCACCCATCAAACGAATATCTGCGCCAACACCTGTAATGGGCTGCCCCTGCTCAAGCAAATCTAGCGCCCGATAGGTTTTTTCTAACCCCTCTTGCGCTTTTTTCGCGTTGGTTAATTGTGTTTGCGTGGCTGCAACGTTTTCCTTCAACAATTGCGCTTGCATTTCTTGCTGCGCTCTTGGTGACAAATTGGCAAAGCCCGTTGTTGGTGGAGGCTGCGGTGTGGGTTGCCCAAAAGTCTGCGGGCCTACCATAAAGTTTGGCATTCCTGTGGTTGGAAACGGTTGACCCGTGTCAAAGGTAAATCGGCCTACGTCAAGCCCCAATTGAATTCTTTGCTGCTGCGTTAATTCTGCGTATTCACGCGGCTTCAATAGCGTGTAATTAGGCGTGCCTCCCTTCACGCTTGCATCAAACTGCTCCAAACTTTCAGACGTAAATTTAGAGGGATCAATTGAGCCATAAGGCGATTTATCCTTTTCCGGCTCTTTTAGCATCATCGCCAACCGCTCGGCCATAATCGGTCGATCTTTCAGCGCATCCGCCCCGAGCTTGGTGGACGCCATCGCCAATGCCTCTTGTGGCGAACGCACATACTGCGATTGCCGCGTGACTTCGCCGAGTTCCGTCTGCTCGGGAATGGGTGCTGGGGGTTTGCTAGGATCGTAACCTTTGTAAACGTAACCGCCTTCCATGCGGCCTAACATGCGCTGCGCGTAATCCTCTTTCATGCCCTCTGCGGCTTCCTCGGCCTCGCGTGCTTTTCTGCCTGCACGGCCCGTCATGTAGCCCTGTAACGCCTTTACAAGCGGTGCAGCGCGAGGGATGGGGGCAACAACACCCTCCTGCGGCTCATACTGCTGCTGCGCGAGGGCTTCCGCTAATGCCGCGCGACGACGCGCTTCCTCAAGCTGCCGTTCGTACTCGCTCGGTGCGCGGAACGTGCTGACGTAACGAACAGGGTCATTCCTGGCCATAGTCAAAATCTCCTCGATAGCCGCCTCCCTGCGGCGTTGTCATGCCAGCCGGTGACGGCATACGCGGTCGCATTGGTGGGCCACCTACCTGCGGTGACATTTGCGGCATTCCCATCTGCGGGCGGTTCATACCCATCTGTGGGCGGTTAACGCCTAGCCCCGGCTGCATCGTTGTCATCGGGCCATTAAAATTCATTGCCTGTGGCGGCATGCCAGAGGCGGCGTTTGGCGTGGCTTGGCCGTAGCCTAACCCCGGCATTTGCCGCATTCCCATGTCGCGTTGTCCTGCCGGTGCCGTCAACATTTGGTTTCGCTCTTGGGCGGCTAGCATTTGCGCTAACTGTTGCGGTCGGCGGTCTGGTGTAAATCCGTTCATCAGTTAGCTCCTAAAGTAATCCGTAATTGACCATCTTGTAGCCGCTTGAGTGTGTCGCCACGGCTTCTGGCATCACCGTTTCTACTTCGTCGGCCATCACGCCACGTTGCCGTTCGCCAAAGATGTCGTATTCGTAGATGCCTATGCCGAGCGGATGCGTGCCAACGCGCACGACGTTAGATTTCAAGCGGCGATCTGAAAATAATCCCGCGATGCTGCCTGCCCCGCCAATAGCCGTACCGGCTGCGCCCGCTAGGCTCCCCAACATGCCCATGCCCGCGTTGTATGCGCCGACTTGGTTGGCATAGTTCTGTTGTGCAAAGTTGCCCGCAGCCTGACCTGCTTGGAAAATCGGCGGTGGCGCTACGTTCACGCCGCTATAGCCTTGGAATTGCGGCACGCTGACCTGACCACCTGACAACAACGCGCTGATCTCATTGACGGGCATAGATCGTATGGCGGCTTGCTGTGCCAACGCTTGCTGGGCTGCCGTATTTTGGAATTGCGCTTGCGCCAACGCCTGATTATATTGCTGCTGTTGCAACGCATTCAGCGTGTTGAAGTAATCTAATTCCGTCTGCTGACGTTGCGCCAGTGCCGCATTTTGCGCGGCCTGAATGTCCATCTGCTGCCCAAAGCGCTGCTGCTGGGCGGCGTTCGCGGCAGCCTGATAAGCCAACTCCTGCTGATAGGCTTGTGCTTGCGATTGGTTGTAGAACTGCGCAAGTTCTTGCGATTCCCGAGATTGTTGCGCCTGTCGCGCCAAATTGGCTTGCTGCGCACCCACCATTTGCTGAAAGTTTTGCGCTGCCGCTGCGTTTTGCAATTCTTGTTGCGTAACGCCTTGCCCAAAAATCTGTTGCAACGCTTGGTTTTGCGCTTCAGTCTGCGCGAGCGATTGCTGATAGTTCTGTGCGATAGCTTGATTAGCCAGCTCCTGCGCCGACTGACCCATGCCAAACTGTTGCAACAACGCTTCGCGGTTAAACTGACCCGCACCTAGCGCCTGCTGATAGTTCTGCGCCATTGCAGCGTTCTGCGCTTGTTGCGACGCTAGGGCTTGCTCAAAGTTCTGCCCCATCGCCTGATTTTGCATCTGCTGCGCGGCTTGCGCCTGTGCAAAATTTTGTGCGATAGCTTGATTTGCGGCTTGTTGTGCTTGCTGTTGTGTACCAAATGAAGCCAACTGCGCCTCTTGGCCAAATTCACCCGCTTGCAGACGTTGCTGAAACGCCTGTTGCTGCGCTTGGTTCTGCGCGGCCTGCGTGGCAAGTGATGATTGCAAATCTTGTTGCGCGCCAAGGTTATAAAGCCCTGCCTGCTCCATGCCTGCACCAAAGCCCGACAAAGCGGCTTGATTGGCAAACATGGCGCGAGATTGTTGCTCGGCAAACTGCTGTTGACGCGCCGCTTGATCAAGGCTAATACCTTGCGCAGCAGCTTGCAGAATCAAATCGTTTTCCTTCTGCATTTGCGCTGACATGGCAGCGTTGTACGCCTCACCGCCCGGTCGCAAACCCTGATTGATTAACTGCGTTTGAAGTTGCTGACGCTCGGTGGCGATCTGTGGCGACAAACGCGACATAATCGCCTGCTGCGCTGTCATTCCTGCGTTAACTGGGCCTTGCGCGATACCTGAAACATCAATCTGCCCTTGTAATTGCGGGCCTTGCACAAACCGTTGGGCGTAGCCAAATTCACCCTGTTGCGGGCCGCCCGCTACGCCGCCAAGACCTGACAGATTAAGCCCTTGTAAATTTAAACCTTGCGGGCCTGCGCCAGCTAATCCGTACAAACCGCCGGATGGGCCGCCTTGCGCGGTGCCAAATGCTTGCCCGCTCGGTGCGCTTTGCGCGGCAAATTGACCCGCCTGCAATTGCCCCAAATCAGTCGGAGCGGCAGGGCCAGCGCCTGCACGACCGTAATACTCTGATCCAGGCGCCATAATTGCACCTTGAATCGGCACATCCGCCCTCGCCTGCTGGCCTTCGTTAACAGGCTGTGGTAACAAATCGGTGGGATACGCTGAAACAACTGAAAACGGTGCCGTTGGCGCGCCTTCAATTGCACCACCCGCGCCTTGTTGCAACGCTTGCGCCTGTCCCCAATTGGTGATGTTGGTGGGGCGAGAAACCGCATCGTATGGGCCGATTGCGCCATACACTAAATTAGGAATGTCTGTCGGACGAAACGCTGACGCAATACCGAGGTCACCTAATCCTGATGCCGCACCCGCTGCGGCTTTTGACATGTAAAACTGCGCGAGTTCTTGCTGCCGTAGCGCTGCCTCCGCATCAGGGTTGATGGTTTGTCTAACCGTTGGCTGCTCAATAAACGTTGTAAAATCTTCCTGTGATGGCTGCGCCCCTGCATATTGCGGGTTAGTCATCATGTTTTCGCGCCACTGCTGCATCGCCTTGTTGTAGGCGTCTGTGTCAATAGTCGGCGTCTTCGTCCAAGTCACTTCCTGCGACCCCGTGGGGCCGTAGATGTTGGGATTGGACATATAGGCCGATTGCTTGGCGGCTGCCAAGTTGGCCTCACCCTGTTTAACAGCTAGGGTGGCGTAATCAGGTGCTGGCGGCGGTGCCGGTGATTTTTTGCCCATACCTTGGCTCCAAATATCGACACCGTTCGGGTGTCTGCGTCATCAAAACAATATCTCCAGAGTCATGCGCGGCATCCTTTATCCGCGCTTCCTCGGAAAAGCCCATTTTGCTGACCAATTTAAGCGCTCGGGTATGATTGCTACTGATTGGCCCTATTATCTTATCAACTCCTGCGACGTTGTACGCATAATCGTATATCGCCGCAATATAGGTGGGCGTTACGCGGTGCCACGCAATGTGACACACCAATGACCGCCCGTTCCAATTCTCAAATACCGTCCCTGCGACCAATTCGCCGTCGCGTTCTAATCCAATGGCGACCGATCTTTCAGGCCAAAACGCCCCGTTGGTATGGTCAACCACCCAGAAGCCCACTTCAGGGCCGTTTACGATGCGCCAGCCCATCCTAATTGGTACACCACGTCAGTGGATGCCCACTCCAATGTCACGTTTTTGCTACTACTGTTGAAAACAAGACCGCCGCAATAGCCAATACCTTGGATGCCGACAAAGTTGTTGGTAATGATGATGTCAGCACCCCACACTGACTGATTCCACAAGCCAACGTCCCACAACCCGTACTGCGTTGCGACAAATGACAAGGCACCCAAATCCGCGTCGGTCTGAAAATCAACGTTCATGCCAATATCAATGGTCGGCTGGCCGTTGCTGTAGATTGTGGGTCGTGCGCGGGTAAAGTATTTTATTACTCCACGCGTCTCAAAGTAGTTAAAAGCCTGCAAGGCGCGAGTGGAAATCGCTAGATTGTCGTCGTTAAAGCCTGTAGCGCCTGATCCTGTCGTCCAAGCCTCTGCAACATAGCCATCACCGCCGAAATACGGTTGATCGTTTAACAACGCAAAACAATTAGCCGCCCAACCCGTGAATCGGCACCACGCTTTTGTAATGTTATTCATCACAAATTGCTGTTGATTGCCGACTGACACGGGAACGTTAACAATCAAGGCGTTATTGAGCGGGTTGTACAATAACCCCCATCCAAAGTTTGTTTTGTATTGTCGAGCCGCCTCTGCAAACGCTCCTTGGATTTTGTCAGACAGCGCTACTTGTGGGTCTAATCTTGATGATTGCAAGGCAGACGCAAATGGCACCAAACCATCTAGGGTCAAGATCAGCAAATCACCGCCGTACTTTTGAACGCACCGCCGAGAAATAGGCGAACCGACTACCCAAACGCCAATCAACGCCCATGTGGATGCGTTAGAAGGATCAGTGCCGCGATAAACAATGACTTCGCCTTGATCCGTAATAAATACCAAGTTGTCATCAACCCCGTAGCCTGCGTCAATCGTCCACGACGCCATTGCGACCAAGCTGCCGCCTAGATGGGCGACTGATGACAAATCTAACGTGTTGGCGGCCCCACCTACGGATGCGGTCGGCAAATACCACGCCTTCAAGGTATCTTTTTGAATAAACCACATCCTGTTTTTAAACAGGGTTGGTTGAATTAGCGTAGTTGTGGTAACGCCAGTAATTGCGGGTGAAGATACGCCATCAATGGCTGTCCAAGTGCTGCCGTCATACAGCAAGGGTTTATCAACGCCATTGGCGGCATACAAATACCCACCGCCTGCGGTCGTGATGTTGGTGTATTCCCATCGGCTATTGCTTAAGCTGCTAACTTCTGCTGCTCCAACAGCACCCGCTGTGGTGACATCAAAAATTTCACCGCTCGCCACGGCAAACATTTCATCTGTTGCCCCGGCGTTGTACACCAACAAACTCTCAACCTGACCCGTGATGCCTGTGGCATGTTTGGTAAAGCCACCCCGCAACGAAACGCTTGATACGCCGGGAAATAAATTATCTAGCGTTACCGCATCCGTTGGTGCCATGTTGGCCAATGAATCGCGCGCGTTCCAACCGCCCACAGGGGCAGGCAACGACGCTACATTGTTCGTCGTGCGCTGAATCAACCGCCTGCGAACAGGTGATGCCATTAGGTGCTACCCGTTCCATAACCGCTGTCAGGGATATTGTCGTAGCCGATCAACACGGTGCCAGGTCGCGGTGCAAACGACAGGTTAGCCGCAGCGGTGTCTTGCGCGACTGCCGTTTCAAACTCCATCAAGTAATCGCGGTACAGGGCAGTCGTGTCAAAACCCTTGGCCTCAAAATACTTGAGCTTGGTTCCCAACACCATCAATCGGTCAGGATAGATGCAAGTATCATCGTCTGACGTAAAACTGTTTTTCGGCGTACCGTCTGCCGCTTCTACCCACGCCTTGCTGCGATATTCAA